TCACGATGCTGAAGCCTCATCGGCCAGCTTCGCATGGGTGTTGAGCTCCTCGGCGATGAAGGCCGAAATCATCGCCCGATAGACCTGTTCCACCACCTCAGCCGAGGCACCGGTTTCGTCAGCCATCTCACGAACCTTCTTGATCACTTGCTCGACCCGAGCGGGTGCACGCACATCATCGGTGGTTTTCTTGAAACCCGCTGCTTGCGTTACGAGCCTTCCACGTTTGGCGAGAAGCGAAACGAGGCTGCGGTCGATTTCATCGATCCGTTGACGGACTTCGTCCAGAGAGGTGCAAAGTACATCCATTTGCTTGACTTCCTTTTCATGAGCCTGCGATGGATTGGAGCAGGCTGTCGTGGGTGATCGGGGCGTGCAGTGTAGCTTCTATGCTAGGTTCGCTTCACGCTCCTTAGAGGGGTGTAACGCCGCAGCGAGTGGCCCGTCACGATGACCGGAAATACTAGATGCACGCGGGATATCTCACTCCATTTCGCACAACCAGCTCACGCCTGCGTGGCGCATGTCGTGAAAATGCAGATCCTCCACGCCAACCATCTTTCACCCCGGCTTGGGCAGCCTGCTGGCGGGCGAATGTCTGGGACCTTTGGTAGACTAGGACACCCTTTTTCTTGAGGCGGATCTGGACGGTATAGCTAACCATTCCATCGGCCTTTTTCCTTGCTCTGATCGTTGCCATGATTTCCGGTGGTACGAGTGTGTTTGGCGGCGGTAGCCCGCACCACTGTCAAACCCAACACGCCCCCGGAAAATGGTACATAAATGCGTAGCCCAGAATGCTCCTAGAAAACGCTTCAAAGCCACAAACCACGCGCCCTGAGCCGTCACGCCGCTTCAGCGTTGCACCGATGATGGATCGGGACGATTAATCGGGAAGGCTCAATGTTTATTGGGCAAAAAGGACGCTCGAAGATTTGCTAAAGCAAAAATTCAGCAAGGAAGGCAGGATGACCATGTTGTTGGTCATTTTTTTGGGCAGGATTCAGGCAGCACTCCGGCATGTCACTGCCGGTGCTTCTTAGGCGAGCAACGCCACTGGCGATCCCCCTCCTCATAGCTACCCGCAGATGATCAGCCCCTTGCTGGTCACCCTGATGGTTTGGATGCCCGCCTCGGGCAGTGGCTTGTGGTAGCCGAACAGGCCGCTTTCATACATATCCTCATGCTCGTTCAGACCATAGAGCCTGGCCGCCTCGGCAAACTCGAGCATCTCGCACAGCTGATCGGCATCAACTTCCCCGCGCAGATGCGCGGCCTTAGCCATCTCGCTGAGGACAGCAGCACGCCCATCCGGATCGGTGGCCAGGGCACACTCGTCGTTGAGCTCATCCAGCCAGGGTCTCGGCAATGTGCTCATCATTCAGCCCTGCACCACCACGACTGCGCATAGATCACGCCGTCAATCTCTTCTACTCCATTGATGTTCATGCCGAGCTGGGCCATGCCATTGACCTTGGCGTCGTGCAGCCGCGGGATGATGTCGCCGCTGGGCGTCGGGTTGAACACCCAGGCTTGGGTCGATACCCGGCCGAGCGGCTCACTGTGGTGGTCGCCGATGTGGATGTCAGCGCGCAGGGGTTTGACCTTCCTGAGCTGATCGTTGGGGATGGCCACGCCATTCACGCGGCGGCGCACGAGGAGGAAGTACATGGGGCACCAATACTGTATATGGATACAGTATCGTATAGCGCGGGGGTGTGACGGGCAATTGCCGATCAGCGGATCTAGTGGAGAGGCGGCAAAATCTGACCGCGCGCCTTGGCGACCACCCGAAGCTGGTAGTCCGACACGGCCTGGAACAGCGACTCCGCCAGAAGGTGCAGGCGCTCCACCTCTGCTGCAGGCAGCCCTTCGGCCTCGGCTTCGTGGTATGCCCGCATCGCTTCGATGGCTTGCTTAATGAGCGGCTCGCCAGCCTCCACCAGCCCAATGAACGTTAGTTTCTCCACCACCGCGCTCCGATCAGTTGATCAGCGCATTATAGGATGCTTCGCACGCCAGTCCGGCTATTCGGGCACGGTCATAAGCTTTCGCCAGCTCTCCCGCTCGTTCATCAGCCCGTGAGAGCAGGTCGGAGAGCACCATTGTGGCGCGGGTGGCTGCCTGGCCTCGGGCGACAGCGGCGGTATCCGTGCCGGGGCAACTGACGGAGGCGGCGAGACCTCCGGCTTCGTCGCGCAGCCGCTGGCCAGCAGCATCAGCGCCAGCAGCGCCAGCGTCAGCAATCGCTCTTTCTTCCTGAGCATGGGCTCTAGCCTCCTCCTGCGCCTGGGCGCGTCGTTGTTCTTCTTGTCGGGCGCTACGTTCGCCAATCACCTCGGCCAGGCGGTCGCCGCTGTCCCGCTCCGCTGATGCCAGGGCGGCATCGGCACGCTCAACCGAACGGCCGTGCTGGTACGTCAGCCAGTAGGTACCCAGGAGCGCCAGTAACAACGCGGTCCTGATGGCCCAGGACTTCATGCCAGCACCCGCAGCGCCAAGTCATACAGCGCCTTTCGCTCGGCCGCGCCATGCGGAACCCGGCCCGGCTGGCCAGTGTTGATAACGCTGCCGATATCCGGGATGCGGCCGGCGTCGGCCATTTCGTTCAGCCCGTGCTTCGCCCACCACCAGGCAGCGGACTGGACGGCGTACTCGGCCTGCTCGAGCAACCCAGGATCCTCTTCCAGCGGCAGGCCCAGGCCGGCGCCAGCGGCGCGGTAGTTGGAGCGGCCGGTGACCTGCAGCAGGCCACGCCCACGGAACTGCCAGCCATCGCCGGATGGCTCGGGGCCGTTGCCCATACGGCCGCCATACACCTTGTTGGCGATCTTCTCCGGCTGACGGGCGTAGCCAGGCGCGGTTTGGCTGGTGAAGCGGGAGGGCCAGGTCTTCACCAGCGCCTCGGCGCTGTAGTTCAGATTCTCGACCAAGTTGCGCAGTTGGCCGGACTCATGGCCAACCTGAGCCAAGAAAGCCGCCTGCCGCACACGGCTATCGATCTTCCAGCGCACCATCGCCCGGTTCAGTGCAGGCAAAAAAATGCCCGCTACTGGGCGGGCTTTGGGGAGGATCTGCAGCAACTGGTGCTCTGTTACCAGCATTTTTGACTTCTCCTTGACGAAAATTGACGATTATCTGTGGCTAATCGCTGGACTTGGACGAAAAAAAAACTAAAATACAGGGTCATTTTTCTACTGGCAAAAGCAAAATTACTGATGAATAAGCGCGTTCTTGTTGGCATCCGAACTAATACGTTTAACTCACGAAATATATATTTGGCATCTTATTACCAATCTCTTGGTTTCGACGTAGCTTTTGTGGTTGACGAGACCAAGGGTGAAGTTAGCACTGGCTTTTTCGACAAGATAAGCTTTGACAACGACCGCCTGGACCATCTAGGACTTTTCAAATCCCATAGCAAGATTGGTTGGTTATGTGGGGACTACTTCCACTATATGATGGCTTTAGACAGGCCCCAGTATGAGGGCTATTGGCTTATAGAGGATGATGCATTTGCGTCTATCAAGGGATACCCAGAGCTTCTTATAAAGCCTCTGATTCACGAAATTGACTTTGTAGCTCACAATTTAGACGATGCGAACGGAAAGTTCCTAGAGGGATGGTGTATGTCTCTGAGGAATGCCATTGACAGCCCCGAGCCATTACTGAAATGCCTGTTCTGCGTTACATATTCATCAAGACGCTACACCCTGGAATGCCTCAAATACAGGCAAGAATGCTCTAGAAAGTACATTTCTGGAGAAATCGACAAATACAAATACCCTTTCCCGAATGACGAATCTCTCATGGCAAACATCCCGACGAGATCCCAATTCAACATTCAGGCACTCAAAGATGTTTTCCCAGGAACATGTGAAAACTTCAATTACACATCTCATGGTGAGGTTTTTGATATAGATCCATCTCAAACGGACCTGGAGATTGGATTTTACCACCCCGTACGACTAAGAAGTTCTGATGTAGACGAGGTGGAAAGCAGACTATTCCTCAAGATGAAACAGAAGTCTCCTAGCCTTGCTTCCGATGCAGCAGAGACTTGCTCCTGGCTTCGCAGCATTGCCGATTCAATTGAAGGCAAGTATTCATCAGTTGACTAACGCGTCATCTGATATGTATTTGTACGTTGGCGCCGCCTGAGGTAGGCAGGGCGGCCCAACGATATGATAAGGCCACCTGAGTAGCAGTGGGAGAGCCTAGGACTCCAACGTGCACGACTTGATTAGGAGGCGTTCCAGGGAAATTCAGAGACAAACTAACCTGAGTCCTGTTCGGCGCGTAAAGGAAATTGTGATCCACATTTATTATGCCAGAAACATTGTCAGTTGGTATATTTATCTCTATGTAGTCTTCAGTTGTTTTTCCATTAAGCGTATTCCCATTGCTTGCTGCAATTTGCCAGACGCATGCACGATTCAGTGCTGCCATCGGATCTCCTGAGAACGGGATGTAACCGGAAGAACCTGAAATATTCAGCTTTATCTGCTCGGTTGCCACTGTACCTACCGAGCTGAAACCTACACAATCAGCTGACAACTGCCCTGCAGTCAAATCAATAGTGTTGCCGAATCCGATCTCGCGAATTAAAGCAGTTCCAGAGTATATCGAAACAGCACTGCCACGGATATTGTTAAAATTCCCCGACACGTGACATAGCACACCGTTGATGCGCTGCGCTGTAAGAGTAATCGTATTGTTACTACCACCAACTCTCAAAGCGCCAGCCAGTAGAGGCTTATTGGTTGGCGCCCCTTGAAGCTGACTGAAGATCGCGCAACGAATGCTATTATTAGAACCTGCCACATCAACCAAAAAGCCACTGTAATCCCGACTTGGCAGATAGCGATACGACTTGATTGTTAAGTTTAAATTCCAGATTGTGCCGTTATCAACATAAACATCTCGAAGGCCAGATATGGCCGAACCTATGTAAGAATCCGGATATCTACCATTAGCCCTTGCTTCGATAATACTTCCCACCCCGTGCGCGCCATCACCGAAGTAGAAGCCGCCCAGTGAGTTCTCGGAAACAACGTGACGCGCGTTGAAACGATTAACACCTCTGGTGTACACGCCGTAGTTGTAACTGACCGCGTAGATGTGGACCATACCTAGCTCGACGTGACCAGTAAATGGTGACACGTTATCAAGCATTAGGCCAACACAGTTCATGCCGGGGTATAGCTTCGATGGACTTGCGCTGGCTGTCGCGCGCTGGCTATATGGCAAATGGCCGCACAGCCCGAAGATTACGTATTGCATGTTGATATCGCCAGGCCCGCGGAACACGATCCCTTCCTGCCCGGAGATACGCCCGGTGAGATGGACGCGCGATGCATGTTCTTGATTCTCGATGAAGCTCCCTCCACCCTCGCTGTAAAGGGCGTTGTCGGCGACGTTGTAAACCTCTACATCCAGATCGTAACGGCTACCGTAGATCTTGATCGCACTGCCCGCGCTATTGAGTACCGTGTCGCTGGTGCGCCAGGTGAGTCCACCGGTCAGGTCTAAATAGTTACCATCAAGCGTCATGTCCTTGATGCTGAAAGCATATGGTGCGCTGGTGAGATTTCCGCCGCCGGTTAGCGTGTCGAAGTCCTTGGTTTTAAAAATGTCGGCGTTTGATCCTGCGATAGCCTGGATCGTAGTTGCCCCTCGGCCTTTACCGACATAGTGAACGTTGGAATAGATAGTGATCGGCTGACCAACGAGATACTTTCTCTTGGTGAATTCCAGTCGCCCACCGCCAGCATTGGCCAGCGCCAGAGCTGCGGCGTTGATGATCCCCGAAGAGTCCCCTTCGGTATCGCCAAAATCCTCAACCGAGAAGAACTCACGCCCCTTACCTTGCAGGGTCCGATGCTCGGCGCCCGCGCCAGCCTGAACAAAGCCTACGAGATCGGAGCCTCCATTTTGAGCAAGCTCCTGCCGCAAAGCGGCATCACCGACAGAGACGAACTTGCTGGACTCGGTTAGCCAATCGCCAGTGGTGGTATAAGGAAGATCAGTCGAGGCTGCAGCACGATAAAGCTCACCGTCTTTGCGAAACACCTGGTTGCGGCCGGTGATCTCGAGTCCGGCAGTGTAGTCGCCAAGATCTTGATAGCCGGAAGACAGGAGGAACTGCTGGAAGCGCTCTTCCTTGTCAGCCTGAGATGCCGAGAAATCAGCCTCCATGCCAGCCAAGGTCTTTCGAGGCACACCCATTCGATCAGGGTGAACCATCTTTTCTCGGTCCGTAGCCCAGACGTCGACTATCCCAGAGTTGTCAAAAAGGTCGCGTGGATCGCTAGACCCGCTAGGGCCGACCGGATTGCGAGTGTTGTAAGGCATATTTTCTCCGGGCATAAAAAAGCCCGCTCGATGGCGGGCATGCTCGACAAGGTCCGGTCAGTCCGGGAATTGGTCGTCGTAGGTGTAAACGCGGTCGTCGTAGGGCATGCCCTTCATCGCCACGTTGCCGTTGGCTGGATCGGAACTGGTGATCAGCACCGGATATGCCCAGCGTGCGGCCGGGCCGAACAAGATATGAGGCGGCTCAAGCGGCCCATTCACCAGCGGTGTGAAGTCGATGGCATCCACCCGAGCGGTGTAGTCGTCTACGCGCGTGGCTATCCATGGTCCTGACAGCTCGCCATCAAGCATCCGAAGGCCGAGCCAGTGTTCACCGACAGCACTGAAGTCCAAAGGCTCTGACGAGTGCAGGTAGGTTCCCGACCCGGTCACCTGGAAGTCCAGCAGGATCGCGCTCTGACAGCGCTTCGGCGAGTCGTCGGCAACCACTGCGAACCCGAGATACCCGCTGTTGCGGCCATCCATCTCGGTCTCCCAGGTGTAAACGTCAGTGCGAAACTTCTGGTGGCCACGCCGGCGCATGCCGAAGCGCCATGCCCGGGCCTCTTCGCTGAAACCTGGCATCTTGATCTTCTCGACCTTCAGACCCTGGTCGCCTGGCCAGCGGCAGGGAACCGTTTCCCATGCCCAGGTTTCGCGCGAGAAGTACTCGACATCCACACCATCGAAGTCGTTGATCGAAGGCATGGGGCCGCTGATCCGAATCATCCTGGTCATGTTCTGCGGCGAGTAGGTCTGAGTCTTCGGCCCATACCGTATGCCTTCATACAACGGCCTTGCCTGATCACGCACGGGTCGCAACAAGCCCCGGAAAGTAACCAACTCGCCAAACCCGCAGGCCAAGGCGTTGTTGACCATATCCTTGACGGTGATCGTGGAGTCTAGGGTTTCGTCGTAGGTATCGCCGCGAGCCACGCAGGTGCTGTGGAAGGCCTGCCACTCGGGGATATCGAGGTCGTCGTCGGTGTAGCCGCGCTGCTTCAACTGGTAGATGCACCAGGGAACGATGTCGCGCGTCGGTCCGCTACCGCCTTCCATGAGCGGCAGGATGCGGGTTGCCTCGACACTTACTTGACTCTCCGATTGGGCCGACAGCCTGTCGCCGCCGCGGATGGTGCAGGTCATCACGGTCAGTCCAGGGTAGCTGGTGGGCGAGTTTTGCATCCGCCCGCGCAGGTCGGTCCAGGTCGCATTGTCTCGCGCCTCGTCGTTGATCCTCCCAGGCCTGTCGACGTACTGCTTGCGAATCCTGGCCTCGGCGCGCATCGGGTATGGCAGCACCACCCGCTCAGTGAACCCCTGTGCATCCAGGGAGCCGCCTACGTTCATTTTCTCGATGACCGTCCAGGCCCCGGACACATCCATGTCGCGATACTCGAAAACGTAGTAGGTCGGGATCTCGTAAATCTGACCCTCTCGACCGATACCGCAGAGGCCGCTGGAATAGGTAACAGACCACTCGATTTCAGTGATCTTTTCGCCCTCCGGGCAGCATGCGATAGGACCGCGATACCCGCCTTGCAGGTTGGAGGCGTCCAGCGTGATCAGGCCGTTGACGGTCTGCATGCTGTTGAAGCCCGGCCATGCCGTGTCGGAAGCGCCAGAAGAGGCCAGTCGCTCGACCTCAACCAAGGTGCTGCTGTAGGTCGTAATCCGGTACCGCAGGCCGCGAGGCCCGATGGTAGCCAAGCCCTGACCGAGCGCCAGGCCGACAACCGGCGAGCCGCCATCGTAGTCCAGGGTCATCTCGGCGGGCTGAGCTGGAGTACCTCCTGTCGTAGGCGTGCCAGTCACACCTACAGGGGCAGAACCCAACACTGTAGAGGCGCCAGTGGCCGCGATCGGCATCCCAAAGAAGGGCGTAAGCTCGACGAAGCGTACTCGACCTGACGACTGCTGAGCCTGGATCGGAACCCCAGTGAGCTGCACATTCAAAGCCGAAACCAGGCCGGCCAAGTCCGTAGTGGCAGTGTTCAGCGTCACCGGGTAATTGGTGCCAGCATGGGACAGCGTGAAGCCAAGCGGCGTGACATTGAAGTCGTAGCGGCTCGGCGCGGCAGAGCCGGTAAGGGTTGATGCCGTGCCTGGATCTGCCGGTACCGCAGGAACCGCCGGCGTGAAGCTATGCACCACGTACATGCCGGCATTAGCCCCCGAGACCTCAATCAGCATGCCGGGGCTTGGGTTGAGCATCTCCAGCGGGCCACGGATGATGTCGCGGTCTGCGCCGCCGTCGACCACTTCGTAGGTGTAAGGCGCCACAGCCCGAATGATAATTCCGCTGGCCCAGTCCGAAGGAAACTGCCCGGCACCGGCAGGCACGCTGATGGTGTCGCCCACAAACTGGTAAGCCGAGGCGGTGGCCGACCTGGTCAGGTCGGTAGCCATGGTCAACTCGAGTCCCGAAGAACCGCTTGAGCTGGCCCCAACTTCCGGCGCGTTGAACCAGTTGATGTGTGCCGGGTCGCCCGAGATATCCATGCCTGGACCGTAAACGTTCACCACGGCGTCGGCACCCAAAGAAATTAGCGGGGTCTCACCAACCTTTCTCTTTGCCGCCGGTACGTCATATTCGCCCTCTCCGATGTACAGCAGCATTTCCACGCGCTGATCACGGGGAGCGACGAAGAATCGACGCGGCTGCGCCAGGTAGGCAGGGTAAATCCGCTGATGGCCGGCAATCTGCCGAACCGGATCCCCCAGCTTTACCTTGTTGCCCTTGGCGCTGGCCTCCATCAGCGGGTCACCCTGCTGCGACCCGGCATTGGATGGCATACCCGGCATCTTCGGCATCAAGGCCTTAAGCGCGGCCTGGCCACCCTTGAATAACGCAAAGGTGATCGACACTGGGTCCGTGCCTTTGGGCTCGCGGTAGATCTGGAGCAGGTGCGATGGCTTGAACGAAACCTTGTGCCAGTCCTGCTGATCGATCAGCTCATCATTGAGCACAACGCTGACGGGCGGGCTTTCCAGGCGCTGATATGAAGGCGCCTGGGACTTCAGCCAATCCTCGATGGTCATGCGCCGATCAGTGGTCCAGACGCCCAACGGCGCCGTATTACTCAGCTTGTTGGGGTAGAACTCGATCACGGTAATAAACCACCTTGGGGTGAGCGGCTTCGAACTCGCCGGTAGTCCGGAGGCATGCGCCGCCGGGGTTTGTGTCCAGCACCTTGAGGCGTCCTTCGCTTTCGACCACCACGCCCACATGCAGGCAAAGCGGGCCGCGAAACACGGCAGCAATGGCGCCAGGTGCAGGTGAGCACTCCTCCATACCAAGTCGCAGGTCCTGATATGCCTCGGTATTGGCCTTGACCTTGTTCTTGCCCACCGCCCCAAGACTGGGTAGCAGCGGCAAGCCGAACACCTCATGGCGCACGGCGATGCACAGCCCCCAGCAATCGAAGGCAATAGGCCCCCGGGCGCCCTCGTGATACGGGGCGCGCATGAATTTATCGATCATGGTCAGACGTACTTCAGGCCGGGTGCCAGGGTTGTGGTCAGGATGGTGCGCAGACCATTGGTATTGAGCAGGTCGAAGAATCCAGCCGTGAGCTTGGCGATGTCGCCGTCATAATCACGACTGAGCAGCGTCATGCGATACCGCTCTTGCGGGAACGACAGGTCTTCAGCCAGATAGATCCGAACCGTAATGATGAACCGGTTGCCGGCGGCCTTGGCTGCCTCGACGACTTCCTGCACCTCGCCGGTTACATTGTCCAGACCAAGAACCAGGCTCTGAAACGCGCTGTTGTCGTTCTTCGGCAGCGCTAGATCCATGGCCATCGCGATGAAGAGCAGCGTTCGACCGTCCTCGGTGGTGCATACCCTGTCCTCGTAGCCCGAACAGTAGAGGTGCGAGGTAGAGCTACCCTCCTCCCTGCCCTCTACAGTCACTACCAGCTCGCCCTTGCCCGAGGCATAGCATTCCTCGATCAAGCTCATGCTTCGGGCCACTCCTTATTCACAGCCAGGTCGATGATGTTCATCCCGAACCAAAGTTCAGGGAACAGCTCCCATCCTTCCGGAATCAGCGGCTTTCGCTTCAGCATCAATCGGAACGAGTATCGCCAGAATGAAAGCTGCACCAGGGTTGGGCCGCTGTAGATTTTCCCGAACTGCACCTCGTGCATCTCAACAGTGCCGTCGATCTGCAGCGGGCAGTTGAACCACTCCGTACCTTCGTTCAGCGTTCTGCTGTACCAGGCCTCGAAGAAGGCTTTCTGCTTCGCGTTGAAAATCAGCGTTGCATTGACGTACAGCGGGACGCTGCGGTGCTTGATTCGCGTCCTTACACGACCGGTGACCAACGGTGTTCTTGAAACCGGGTCTTGCGTGTCGAGCGCGTAACCCTCCTGCAGCGGCATCGGTAGTTGGCTTGGATAATTGATGGAAGCCATCGATCAAGTGCCTCGTCTAGTCAGCCCGTAGGCCTCTTCAATGGCCTGAGCCCTTTCGCCGCCGCCCCAGATATCAGCCACGAATACATCAACCTGCTCCCTGCCATCAGGCAAAGTCCGACTCTCGACCGATCCTGCCTTGCTGCGATCCCCGATCAGGTTCACCACGGTCCCGCCCCCGGACTGCTTGGAGCGAACATCCTCCAGGGTCTTGTCCAGCTTGGCGCTGGTTTCGGCAGTGGTGACCCGCTCACCCTTCTGCAGGAACCATGAGCCGTCCTCGGGAACCGAGTCGATGCCATCGTGCGCCATACCTGCCAGCGCGGAGGCAGCGACACCCGCCACCATAGGCGCGGTGATGCCTGCGGCAGTTGCCGCAGCAGCAGGCGCAAGGAACGGACCCACGATTGGAATGGCGGCCGTGCTGGCAAATGCCGCGAGCTGCGCCTGGAATGACGTAGCCTGCGCGTTGGCGATCAGCGTTGTCGCGGCGCTTGCCTGGGCTGCTTTGCCTGCGACCAGTTGAACGGCCTGATACACCAACCACTGCGCAGCCATCTGAGCCAGCGCATTGATGATGCTCTTGGCCATGGTCGACGCGACGTTAACAAAAGCATCGCCCAGGCTTTCCGACTCCAAGACCATTGAAGCAATGCCGTCACCTACCGCACTGGTCATGGTGTCCAGGGTGCTGGCCGTGAAGTCAGCGGCTTGTTGCTGGTAATCCACGGCTGTGTCGCGGTAGTTCTGCCATGCGGAAGAAACGCCGTCCAACCAGTTGTTCTGCGCCTCATCCTGCCGGCTGTAATAGTCTTGCTGTATCTGCATGCGCTCTTCCAAAGACTGGCGCAGAAGCTCGGTTTCCTGCCTGTACAGTTCCTCACTGATATCGCCGCCGTTGTACTGCTTCTGCAGGTCAGCCAGCTGGTTTTGGTAATCCTGCTGGATAGCCAGATCGGCCTTGAGGCGCTCCTTTAGCTTGTCGCCTGAGCCGGCACCGGCCAGCTCCAGGTCAAAGCCTTCGAGAACGGTCCTGTTGGACTGGGACAAGGTGTCGGCGAAGGCCTGAGCCTTTGCAGTATCCTCATTCGCTTTCTTCAGCTGCTGAAGTCGGTCGAGCTCAACAGCAAGACCATTCAGGCGCTCTTGCTGCTTTGCATTGATCCCAACCAGCTTCCCAGACTCGATCTCGAACTGGAGCTTTGCTACTTCGGTGGCATTCTTCCGAGCGTCTGTGCTGGTATTGATCAGCGTTATTTGCCGCTTCAGGTTTTCTTCTGCGGTTTCGAAAGACTGATTCAACTTCTTCGCAGCGGCCTCGGCCTCTTTCTGCGCGGCTTTTTGGGCATCGGTTTGACCGACGAAACCAGAGCCCTGCCCGCCAGGCGGGACAAGCTTTGGAAGTTCAGCCGCAGCCTTTCGGGCTTCCTTTACATATGCGCGGATTGTGTCGCCGGACCAGGGCTTATTGAATGCCTCAGCAACCTCTTCCATGACGCTGCTCGCCGTTCGCGCGTGATCAATGGCATCCGAAGTCAGCTTGTCGGCGTTTGCCTTGAAATCCTTCGACATGTCGCCGAAGGTGACCGCACCCAGCAAAGTGTTTGCCGTTGCGCCGATGCTTTGCAGGTAGGCCATTGCAGTGGAAAAGCCACTGACAATACCTGCAGCTGTGATTTTGAAGGCCCGCCCGATGCCGTCAGCCAGGCTGGCGGTAATGGCCGTCACTTCAATGAAGTCGTTGGCGAACTCGCTCACCACATTTCGCAGGCCGCCGGCCTCTTTCGTGGTTCCGGCCAGGTCTTTGGCGAGCTGCGCCAGGACTGGCATGAACTCTGCCGCCAAAGCGGTTTTCGCAGAGCTTGCATACTGGCCGATCACGGTCAGCTCCGTGCTGAACTGCTGCGCGGCGCCGATGGTCTGCTCATCCAAGATCATGCCCGCAGCCTGGGCGGCATCCCCATACTCTTTGAACTTCTTTCCACCATCAGCCAGCAGCGGAACCAAGGCCGTGGCCTCGTCGGCGATGGCCTCCATGAAGAAGGTCATCTGCGCCTGACTCACATTGGCCTTTTGCAGGCTTGAGACGTACAGCTGCAGCGCATCAGCGCTATTCAGATTGCGAAACTGTTCGGCTGTCACGCCAACCTTGGGCGCTACGGTTTCGAAGAAATTCTGCAGCTCGCCACCGCCAGTAGCCAGGAAGTCACCGATCTTGTCGTTGGTATCCTTGAAGATGTCGGACAGCTTGTCCTGTTGAACTCCGACCGAGGCCGCGCCGGCGGCGTAGCGTTGAAACTCGGTGGTGGTGAGGCCGGCCAAGTTTGACAGGTTGGTGATTTCCTTCGCGGCCATGGCCGAACTGGTCACCAGCCCGGCCACAATAGCCGGCACCGCAGCAAAGGCGGTACCGATACCTTTGCCGAGATTCTCTGCTGACTTTTTGATCTCGGCCATGCGTTTCTGCGATTCGCGACTGGCTTGATCAAGGGGGCCGGTGAACCCACCGATCTTGGCGATCAGGTCCAGCGTGAGCGTGCCCAGCGATTTGCTTGCCATGCATTATCTCCTGCGGGCAGCAGTGACGGGCTAAGCCCAAGTCCTCATGGCCTCCTCAAGCGTCATCGCAGGCTCTGATTCATGAGGCATGAAGTCGTAAACTTTGTACCCGCCATCCTTGGTATGGGTGTTGGCGTAAAGAGTGGCGAGCAAGGCGGATCCGCGCTCGATACGCATGCCCAAGTGCAGCGACCCGCGTCGATTGCGAAACTTTTCCCAAGACCTGAACTCTTGAAGGCTGAGCCTCTCCTTGGCTTCAGCGATGGTCCTGCCGCCGATGCCACACATGACTAGCTCGTGCCAGAGTTCGTCGAGGTCGGTGAGGGCGGCGTCTTTCCCATGTTGTTGACCTCATTGATGGCCACCATCAGGGCCACAGTGAGGTTGCCGTCCAGGGCTCCAAGGCGCTTGGTGCTCTCCGGATCCTTGTCCAGCTCGGCTGGGTCGAGCGGGCCATGCGTGATGTCGATCGGGGAAAACACCGTGTTGCCCTCTTCATCGCAGATTGCTGCGGCGATACGCCCTGCGATGTTGTCCTTCTGCTTGCCGCCAGCGGACAGCACATCGCTGACCGCCGCCTGGTAGCCAAGCGGGCGAACAAATACCGTTGCGGTGAAGAACTGATCGCCCTGCTTCCAGGTGATTTCCTTTTCAACCGGGCGCCCCGTGAACGAGCCGGTGCTTTTCAGCGTATCGATGCTGAGCTTCATGGATTACCTCAGGCGCTGGTGGTTTTGCGGATCCACGCCGAACCACCCGAACGCTGGATGGATGCAGCAGTGGTAACGACGGCGTTGGCGGCGAAGTCGAACGGGAAGTCAGCGACATAGCCGTCGAACAGGAACCAGGTGCGCGAGGTCGGCAGGGTGAAGTCAGGCTCGGAATTGACCGACGCGGTCGCAGCCGCGCCAGTGCCGGCGCCACCAGTGAACGATACGGACGGCACGCCGGTGTAGCCGCTGCCAGGGTTGGTGATGTTGATCGACACCACCTCATCACCGTCGAGCACAGCGACGGCCGTAGCCCCTGTACCACCGCCGCCGGTGATGGACACGGTCGGAGCGCTGGCATAACCGCTGCCGCCGCTGGTGACCTGGATTTCATCCAAGCTACCGGCCACCGCAACTCCGGGCAACGCCTTGCCATCCGACCAGCCCACGACCCAGTGAATGGTCTCGATCTCGTCGTCCTCGGAGAGCTCGTGCAAGCGAATGTGCGAGGCATTGCGCGGGTCGGCGTTGAGGGTCATCGAAGCCTGGCCAGGAGTGCGCAGACCACGGAGGTAGGTTCGCACGCGCTGGCTGAGACAGGTGGTTTCGATCTGGTCGGCGGGGTTGCCGCCTGGGTTGAACGCGGTAGCGCACTCGATCTCCATCACCGTGAAAAGGGATGGGTTACCGGCAGTCGGCACTAGCGCGAAAATCTGGGTGCCTTGGGTAAGGATTGCCATGGGGTTCTCCATGTAACTGACAAAAGAAAGCCCGCACACGGCGGGCCTGGAACGACGGCAGCCTCAGCGCTGGACTATCCAGTCCACGTCGAAGCTGGTTCGGTAGTTCTTGGTGGTCGGGTCTCGCGCTTCGCCACCCCACCGAGTGACATAGGCACCCAGTTCAATGGCGTCACGGATGGCGTCGCGCACCTGGCGGACCGAAGTACTGGTCGTGCCGTACACGTCAACCTGTAGCGTGAAGCCGTCGGCGTCGGGACGGCCGGCCAGGTAGTTCTCCGGTTCGCCATTGACCAACTGCCACACCGCGTACGGCTTTGCCACATCCTGCGGAGCCTCGCCAAACGAGTAGAGACGCAGATTCGCTCCGCTACCGATCAGCGCCGTGACGGCTGAAGCCTGGGAGCACAGCTGGAAAATTGGTGGTGTCATGAGGACGCAGCCTTCTTCGCAGCGCGCCGGATGGCGCGGTCAATCGCTTTTCCGTACTCGGTGACGAAGGTATTGGTGACCTCGCTGATGCTGTTGGCCAGGGCCGGCCGCATAAACGGCACCGCGGCCATGTTCTCGGTACCGAACTCGATCAACCGCCAGTGGGGGGTTGGCGAATTCGGACTGAGGTCGCCGCCATCCTTGAGAACGGCACCGTGCAGCACGCCAACCCGGAAGCCGAGGTCTCCAGTCTGCTTGAACAGCCTTCCGTTCCAGCGCAGGGCGATGTTGTCAGCGATCGAGCGGCCGGTTTCCATGTCATCGATCCGCTCGGCGCCGTCCTTGGCTTTCTGCATCACCACCTGAGCGGCCTTGCGCAGCGCTGCCCGGCCACCCTTGCGCCGAACGTCATAGCTGACCGACTCCAGCTTCCCCAGCAGGCTATCCAAGCCGGTGATACTGAAATCGACGCCGTCACCCATCTTTCACCCCTTTCGACACGAGGATGGTCAGGTACTCCTGTCCGGACTTGTCGTCCTCCAGGGGTGGGCCTTCAATGCTGTAGATCTGTCCGCGATGGATAATTCGCATGGTGGACAGAACATCAGGCCGGTACCGAATCACAACCCTGGCCGTGGCTTCCGACTGAGCTGCCTGGGCAGCGATGAGGTCTTTCGCGGAAAGAGGCTCAACCGAGGCCCAGGTATTCGCGAACGCCTGCCAATCCGGCTCACCAAACTCACCGGTGCCTGGATCGCGGACCGCGCTGAAGTGCTGTATCTCGATCGGGTGTCGGAGAGTGCCGGCCTTCATGGAGCCACCTCGTCTGGAGGCCCCCTCCAATCACGGGAGGACCAAAGCAATGAGTCGACGGCCATCGGCAGCTCTGTTGCGATGGTTCCTGTGACGATCGCCTCGCGGTTCGCATAGGAGTGGCCGATCAGCAGAAGAAGCGCGGCCTTAAAGCTGGCAGGGAAATCGGCCGCATCGAGCAGCTTTGGGTTATCGCAGTACCACAGCGCCCAGGCCAGAGCAGACTCCGCGTAAAGCTCAATCAAAGCGTCTTCAGCTGAATGATCGACACGCAGGTGCTGCTTGATCGTTTCGATCGGAAGAAGCTCAAGCGCTGTGACGATCATTTTTTCTTGCCCGCCTTCGGCTCTGGCTCTGGCTCTGGCTCTGGCTCTGGCTCTGGCTCTGGCTCTGGCTCTGGCTCTGGCTCTGGCTCTGGCTCTGGCTCTGGCTCTGGCTCTGGCTCTGGCTCTGGCTCTGGCTCTGGCTCTAACAAATGCTCGGGGTCGAGCACTTCCTCGGCAAGCCCCATCCCGATCAGAGCTTCTGCATACTCGTCCAACACGGTACGGGTTTCGTGCTGGTCGAAGTTACCGGCGTGGTAGTGCGAGAACTGACGCAGTGCGCGAATTTTCTTCATGATCATAGCGGGGCAGTTTCCTGCCCCGGCCCCTTGGCTGGATTATGGGGTTGGGACGGTGAAGGTGCCCTTGATGATCGCGCTGGTACGGTAATGGGCCAGGGCCAGGCGCTCTTCGCACAGGATGGTCAGCATGTTCTTCACGAAGTTGTCACGGTCTTCGCGGCTGATCTCGACAGTGGCATCCATGCGATCCCAGACTTGGGACGCCAGGTCGAAGCCGCCGACGGTGAAAGTGCCGAGTGCTTGTGCCTTAGTGGCCACGACCGGCAGCCCCCACATGACCTTCGCGGCGAACGCCGCCGGGCCGCCGAAGATGTAACGGCCTTCCGCATCCTTCAGCAGCGCGATTGCATGCCAGTCGCGCGGGTTCAGGATGATGCCCGACGCTTCGAATTCCGATTCACTGGTCTGGAAGATGGCGTGAGCGATCTGGTCAGCACGGGTGTCGCCGGTGGCGTTCAGTGCGGTGTCGTAGGCGGTCGCGACTTTGTTCAACCCGGTGAGGTTGTCACCGGTGCCATCGCCATTCAGCAGCTGCCCTTCTTCAACCAGGGCCAGGCCGAACAGTAAGCGGTTGTTCACGTAGGACTCGAGCATCGGCGCATCGTCCATCACCTGGCGGGATGCCTGGATCCAGTGAGCGATGGTTTTGACGTTCGCCGTTTCCTTGGTGAAGGTCAGGTTGGACTCAGGCTTCAGGTTTCCTTCAGCCACCGGCGCGGCACTGTTGGTAAACACGTTCTCGCGAACGTATTCCAGCGAGTTCGAGCTGATACGCCCTTGAGCGAGCAGGTCTCGGATGGTCAGACGGCGGAGGCCTGGCATCAAGATGCCTGGGTTCACCTGCGGCTGGATCAGCGCTCCGGCAGAAGCAGCACCGCTGCCCAGCTGCTTGTCGAAGCTCTTCACATCCACCTTGCCCGAGGACTTACCATCCCAGGACTTTTTCAGGTCTTCAGCCGTCTGGGCCGCGAAGCTCTTCTTGGTGGACGGATCATCGACGGCGCCGCCAGCCAGCTTTTGCTCGATATCGAACAACCGCGTGCCGGCGGTCTTGAGCTCGTCCTGAACGGTGGTCAGGTCGCTCTGGAGCTTCTTGCTCACCTCGCCATTCTGTTGGATCTCGGTTTTCTGGGCGTCGAACAGCTCCTGCATGCGGGTCTGCGCAGTCTCGATCGCCTTCTGGATTTGGGCCAGTTCGGACATGGGTGAATCCTCGGTTCAGATTTGGGGGAAGGTTTTCAGGCGCTCCAAGAGCGCGGCGATTTCAGTGGGGTCGCCGCTTTCGGACTCGCTCCGAACCGCGGACTTGATGCGGGCTATAAACGCCTGCGCTTCGGACTTGGAAAGGCCGGCGGATTCCCTCAGCCAGCTCTCCGCATCGCGGATGCTTTCAATGGTGTCCATGCTCTTGAGCGTGGAAACGGTGGCCGCTTCGTTGGCCGGGAAGGTGCACACGCTGATTTCCGTCAGGCGCGATACCTTGTGGAAGGAGAAACCGGTGGCGATCGTGGACATATCGCCCTTGGCGATACTGCACCCGACCGACATACCCCCTACGGTCCCATGCATCATTGCGGCCTTCAGGGCTTCGGACTGAGGGTTTCCGGGCGTCAGCTCGCCTCGAACGTGAAGACCGTGACTGTCTTCTGAGAGGTCGAGCCACTTACCCACCGGGATCTCGTTGCGCTGGTGGTTGAAGAACATGGCCACAGCGCGGCTCTGACTTTTAAGCGCATCCGCGAAGGCGCCGGCCTCAATGACGTCGCCGTCGCTGTCGACCACGCCGAACACACTGGCATAGCCTTCGAACACGCCCTGGGCACCGCCGTTGGCGAATTTGATTGCGGCCTGATCGAAGGCCAAGGTTTTGCAAACGCTGGGCATTTGCTGCCTCCAGAATGATCAAGCCCCGCTGGATGCGGGGCCTGGGTTGCCGAGTTGAGTGATGGGTATGTTTTGGGACTGCACGGTGGCCTCGTCCCCACCAGGTAAGGGCGGCATGTTGTCCAGCCGGCGCAACTCGTTGCGAGTACGCAGCCCCTTGTCGGCCATCACGCCCATGAAGTTGGCGCGGGCCGTCGAGTCGCCGCGGAGTAGCCCATCGATGTTGTGCTCAGCATGGAAGCGACCGAGCTCGCCGGGCTTCAATAACCAGCGCTCGATCGCGTATTCCCAGCGGTTGAGGTATGGCGATAGCGTGTACTGCAAAAAACCCAGGTTCTGCTGCTCGATACCCGATCCCCAGCTGGTGGACTTTTCCACATCGCCCACCAGATGTGGCGGCACACCGAAGAATCGAGCCAGCTCGCTGACCTGAAACTTGCGAGCCGCCATCGTCTCCGCATCCTGGGGGCTTACCCCGATGGCCTGGGTGGTGAATCCACCTTCCAGAATCCACAGCCGCTTCTTGACAGGGCCGCCGGAAATCTCCTTGAAGCTCTCTTCCACCTGGGCGCGCTGTTCCTTGTTGAGCACCTTCCCTTCGCCGGTCATTAGCAGTTGCGGCGACTTGGCACCATTGGCATAGAAGTCGCGCTGCTGATCCTCCATCGCCACCGCGACCCCTGCTGTCTTCGCCGCGAAAGCGATAGGCGACAGGCCGACCAGCCCGTTGAACCCGAAACCTTTCAGGTGGAAGATTTCCGCGGGCTTGAAGTCTGCGTACTCGCTGTCTCGGCGGTATCGGTACACCACGCGCTTACCTTCAAGCCGGACATCCATGTTCACCGACATCAAGGGCATCATGCTGATCACATCCCCAACGCTATTGCGCTCAATCAGGGCATAAGCGTTGCCGTAGTAGCAGAGCTGCATGGTCATTGCTTCGCGAAACTCGACAGCAGTCATGTACTGATTTGGGCTGTAGCGCAGCAGGCGGGCCAGCGGGTTGTCGATGCCGACCTTTCTCCGGTCATCACCGGTGGTCTCGAAAACATCCAGCGGCAGACCGGCCGTGACCGTGGAGATCAGGCGGACGCAGGCGAACACCGTAGAGATCTGCAACGATCGCTCATCGCTCACGACCGAATCGCCCACCACCCCAGAGGCGGACACTGGTCCGTTCTGTGAACCCTTCTCCGGCGAGACCAGGCGGCCGCCGACAAAGAAACTCGCCATGCGCGCCCAGAAGGGACTGCGCGTGCGCAGATCAATGCTGTAGTCGGTGTCTGCCATTACATGCTCATCGGTCTGGAAAGGAAGTCGTCGACAGAGCCTTGGGTATCCGCGTTCGCGAGCACCCGGCCTATCGTCATGATCAGCGCCACGGCGCCATCGATCTTGTTGTCGTCGCCCTGCTTGATCGGGCGCACCACGTCATCGTTGCCCGGCAGGTTCTTGCCGATGACGTTGCCAATACACCAGGTCATGATCGGATTGCCGTCGTGATGGAACCTTCCCGCCTCGATTGCGGCTTCCAGCTCCTTCATGCCGTCGGACATGTTGGTGTAGTTCTGGGTGATGGTGATCGGGTTGAAACCCTCGTCGTCCAGGTCATGACTCAGGCCCGTGGCGCCGTGCGGGTCGATAGGACTCTCCCTGATCGGTGCCAGCTTGTTGGCTTCCTTGGTGTCTTCGAGGATTTCGCGGTAGTCCACCTCAGCGCCCGGTGTGGCGGTCAGGTGGCCGGTGTTGACCCAGGCCTGGAAGCGCTCGGCCATGCGCTTGTTGTCCACGTCGTTGGCGGTGTCCTCGGGAACCCAGAACGCCGGAGCCACGCTGTAGTAGTGGATCTTTCCGTCGATCTCGCGCCAGAACAGCCTGGCCCTGGAGTTCATGTCGAGTTTGCGCGCCAGGTCGAACCCCGCCATCCACTCCTGCCCCTCGAACTGCTCAAGCGTGAGCGTCTTGTCCTCGCAGGCCTTCCAACTTTCCATGTTGAAGAAGCCGGATTTGGCACTCACCCACAGGTTCAGGTGCTTGGTCTTGAACGTGTTGGTGAAGCGCGCCGAGCGGATCGCCCTGGCCAGTTGGCTCTCCAGATACTCCTGAAACACCGACACGCCCATGCAGGGGTTGGCCTTGGCTAGGTTCTTCGGGTCGGTCCAGTCGTCGCCCTCGTCGAGCGTCCAGATGTAGCCGAACAGCTCGTCGTCCGGCACGGTGCCGTTGAGCATCTCGATGACCTGACGGCGCTTGTCGTAGCACGGCCCCTCGATGTTCGCGCCGGCGGTGGTGATGATGAACATCAACGGCTGCCGGCGTGCACCCATGCCGGTGAGCATCGTGTCGTACTGGGCCGCGCTGTCGTGCTCGTGGTATTCATCAATGATCGCGCAGGACGGCGACGCACCATCACCTGGGTTGCCGATCAGCGGCTCGAAGCGGCTGCCGTTCGACGGGATGTTCAAATTCGAGGCGTTGACCTCGATGCCAGCTGCCTCGATCAGCATCGGCGACCGGCTGACCATCAGCCTTGCAGGCCGGAACACCTCCCACGCCTGCTTCTCAGTGGTCGCACCGGAGTAGACCTCGGCGCCGAACTCGTTGTCGGCGGTAAACATGCTGATGCCGACGCCCGCGGCGATCACCGATTTGCCGTTCTTGCGCGGCACCTCCCAGTAGCTCTCGCGGAAGCGCCGGTACCCGCCCTTTTTCCGGACCCAGCCGAAGGTGCAGGCCAGGCCGAAGAGCTGCCAGGGTTCCAGGGTGATCAACTGCCGCTTGAACGCCCATTCGCCCTTGGTGTGGGGCAGCAGCTGCATGAGGCGCAGCTTCTTCTCGGCCTTGGCCGGGTCGAACTTGTACGGGTAATCCTTCGATCGGCTAGCCGCTACGTCGTCGAAGTGCCGCTCTATCGCCTGGTGGATGAAACGGCAAGCGGGAAACTTTCCTTTGAGGACGGACTTTGCCCACGCCATCGCCTTGTCGACGTTGGTGTATTTGGCTCTGGCCATCAGGAACTCAGTAGGGCTGCGAACTCGTTGGTGGATTTCTGCTTGTTGCCGCCGATGATCCGCGTCCGGCTGGCCGGGTCCAGGCCCAGCATCGAACCGAAGGTGACCATCTGGCGCATCGCTTCATTGGCCGCTGTCAGCGCCGGGTTTTTCACCGGCCCGCCCATTGCGCCTGCAACCACGATCCCGTGCTCACGCACCGAATCCTGAGCCATCCGCCAGTTTCCATAGGCGGTGCAAAACGCTTCAACGTTGTGCATGTCGGTCAGGGCCAGAACCTTGGCCCGAAGCAATTCGGGAACCAGCATTTCCCACACCCGGGTAGCGTTTTCACATAACCATTCGGGCGGGTCGACATTGGTTACCAGGGCGAAATCTGGCTCGTCCTTGTTCAGCTTGCGCTTGCCGGGATTGCCGGCCAACGCCTTCTGGGCCGTGGGTTTTGGGCGACGGCCGGAGCGCCCGGCAACCCCTGGCATCGGCGCCTCCACTAAACTTTATATTTCGCGGGTGTAAAAAAACGACTGAGGGCGCGGTGTCCGAGCGAAAGGGCCTGAACTTTTGACCCTACCCCTCCCCATAAACGAGATTTCGTCTCATTTGCGCCGCTTTTGATCATTTTTTGACCGTTTTCGACTCCCGCTGCGTCTTCGTCCTGTGGCAGTCGCGGTTGATCGCCCGAAGGTTGTCGTCATCGTCGGTACCGCCGTGGGCCAGGGCCACAATGTGGTCAACCTCATGCGCTTCGCGGATGCGACCGAGCTGGGCGCAGTCATCACAACGACAGAGGTACTGATCTCGCTTCAGGATTCGCTCACGCTTGCGTCGCCACGGGCGACCACCACGTCCTGATCCCTTGCGAGTTGCCCAGGCCTTGGCCTGCTCGGCAGCCAGTTCGGCATGACCATCGCAGTAGCCGTTTGCGTTGCGATGCAGCGCCCGGCAGCCCTGAGCACGACATGGTCGCTGTGGCCTCATCGGCATGGCGAGCCGTCCAGATAGTGCGTGCGAGGAAGTTCGTCTTGGTCGATAACCGTATCGTCAGCTAGGGCTTCGATCAGTGCCAGGTTCTGGCTCGCGATCGTCTCCAATAGGCCGGTCTGCTTCTGTTGCTGCTCCAGAATCTGCTGGAGCAAAGAGATTGCTTGCTCGTTCACGCGCGACCCTCATCCACTTGTTGGTCCATTCGCGCCGGGCGGCGCATCCACTGCATGCCATCAGCCTTGCGCCTTGCGAGACAAGAACAGGTCGGAGTAACCGCGAAGCTTCTCAACGCCCATGAACCCAACCATGCCGCCGGCGAAGGTGGCCATGCCCTGCGGCAGCCCCATCCACTCGAGCAGTGGCACTAGGGCCAGGGTGATCAGGCCGCACAGAGCGCCCTCCAAGAACATCTGGCGGCGGGTACCGCCGCCGTACACCACCCGGAGGACGGCGATCGCAACGGACAAGCCGGCGGCGCCAAGCTGGGGCTGATGGGCAATCACCCAGGCGAGCACAGCGGCCCACAGGCCAGGATCCTTCTCAGGCATGTTCGGCATCTCGGTTCCTCCCTTTTCGGGGAGCTCAAATGAAAAAGCCCCGGCATTCGCCAGGGCTCTGTGTCAATACAGAATTAGGATCAGTTTTCTTTATTCAGCCGATCCAGCAAGTCATGACCGCTCCAGGTCAGCTTAAAGCAGTCCGAACCAGCAAGTGAGGGCTCACGTCGGACAAAGCCACCACCGGTGAGAAGATCGAGCTGGTAGTCGAATGAAGCAGAATCCGAGACGGTAACGAGCAAGCCTTCACGCAGCTCATCTCGCCGAACCCCGCTCAATGGAGAGTTCTCCTCCAGCCAGATCAGAACTCTTTTGACCAGTTTCAAATCACGAAACATCTCATCTTTCCTTGACTACAGATAAAACAAAGCCCGACGCGATGGCCGGGCTTATATTCGTCACTCCTCAACACGCGCAGGAATGACAGGATGTGGATAATTTCGCTCAGTCGCTCACTGATGTCAACAGGCAATCACGCGGCCTCTTTCATCAGCAACCCTTCAGCTTCCAGAATCACCTTCACATCAGCTAGGGCATCATCCACCAAGCCGTCGAGTTTCTCGTTGATTTCAGCCCTCCAGCGGCGGCGCGTCGACTCCGGAGTGGCGTCGAGGTCCCAGGTGTTCATGTCGTAGAAGCTGTCCGGAAGGATGATCACACCCTCTTGCAACGCCTCAATGCGTTTCTTTTCCGCTTGGCCAGCAGCAACGGCAGCATTCACGGTGGCGTCACGACGCCACGCGGAGGCATCCAACGGGATCTCAACCGAGACGGAGCGCGGCGGCTTTCGGCGCGCTCCCTTGAGCTTCGGGATTGCCCAGGCCGTGACTGCCTTGTAGATGAACAACTGGGAGGCCGGGCTAGCAATGCGCGGCCTCACCAAAGTGATGGCTTGAACCTTCTTGGCCTTGCTGGTGCTGTACTTGGCCACCAAAGCATCCCAGTGTTGCGGCTTGAGCATGTGGTGGAGTCGCGCAGACACCCAGAAGTCGATTTGGGCCTGGTCGATTCCTCCCGACTGGCCAGCCAGCGAGGCCAAGCATCCGCCCTCTTCCTCTGCCGCTTTGTACAGCTTCTGCCAGGCCTGGGCCTTCGCCGATCCCTTCTCGCCCGCCGCCAGAGCGGCAACCACTGCACCCGATACGCTGCTGTAAATCATGTCCTTCCCCCTAATCCCCGGTGTAGTTGGTGCCGCCGGCGCCGCGCCGGTTGCTTCCCTGATATGTCGCCTCAGCCCCAATAGGCCGAGAATTCAGCGCCTCCTTAAGCTGCCGCCTGGCTGCCTGGAGCATGAAACTCAGCTGGATGACCAGCTCTTCCAGCGGGAGTGCATCTCCGGTTGAGGCCTCGACCCAACCAGAAGCATTGCAGCTGTCGCATGGCAGTTCGTAGAGCAGGGGCCTGACTACCGCCTTCCCCTTACATGCTTCACACAGAGCCAGGGCGATACGCCGCTTATTCAGCTCCGGGCCGTGGCTCTTCTTCATTCCTTCGAGCCCTCGACTTTCACGCAGCGGAACGTCTTGCTGCCCACATAGAAGCCACCAAGACGCTCGCACTCATCTGCCACTGCGTAATGAGCACGAACCCAGCCGATGTAGTGCGCCAGGAGCAGGCCTGCGGCCTGGTACGCGAAGTCAGCAACGGTCATTTCGAATCCTCGCTAATAACTAATTCGCTAAGGTCGCCCGAGACCGCGCCACTATTGGTCTGCGACGAGTTCTGTGGGATTTCGGATAAGGCCTTGGTAAGGCCGTGAATGGCGCCGAAGCCAATCCGATCAAGCCACGCATGCCACTTCTCCAGAGCCAACTTGCGCTGCTCCATAGCCTGCGTGTGGATGTAAGTGCTGGCGATCTTGCCCAGTGTGTGGTTCAGCAGCATTTCGCCGATGTGGCCGTCAATGCCGAGGTCTGTCCAGGTGGTGCGGGACACCTTGCGCAGGTCATGGCTGGTCCACTCGCCCTGCCCCAGGCGGGTGAACACCATGCTGGCTTGGGTCTCGCTCAGGCAGTGGCCGCGACGATTCGGGAACAGGTAGACACCCTCATACCCTCGGGCCTGCTGAATCGCCCGGTACCGGATTAGCAGCGCCTTGACCTGCGCGGTCAATGGCAGGCGGTGCTCGGTACGGGTCTTGGTATGCGCCGCTGGAATGAACCACTCGGCAACGGCCAGGGTGACCTCGCTCCAGCGGGCCATGCGGGTTTCGCCGATTCGGGTGCCGTGGGCCAGCATCATCAGGGCCAGCATGGCGTCGTTCGGGGTCGCCTCGAATGCCTGGGTCAGTTGCTGCATCAGCTCGGGCAGGTGCACACCACGCAGGCGGGCAGCCTTTGGGGCGATTCGTGCCTTGGTGAAGTCACTGAAGCGCACTCCGGCCAGAGGATTGCTGTCGATCATCTCCAGCTTCAGAGCTTGGCGGAACGCGGTCAGCAGCATGCCGAACATCTGCCGCAGATAGGACAGCGATAGCTTGGCCTGGGCTGGCCAGATCAGATGCTTGTCGATCAGCTCTGCGGTGACGTACTTGACTGGCAGCTCACCGAGGCATGGGCGCAGATGCTGCCCGATGGCGGCGCGGGCGGCAGCCTTGCGCTTTGCAGACAGCGAGCGGTCGAGCCCCATCCGGCCGGCGTACCAGTCGAGCAGTTGGCCCACGGTGGCCATGCCCGAAACCACCGGTGCGGTGGCCGGGTTGCGCATCAGGCGCTGACGCAGCGCGGGCAGTTCGGCCAGCACCGCCGAAACGCTCAGTTCCGGCCAGCGGGCGACCGGCACCCACTTCTTGCCGCGCACCAGGTGCCAGGTGCCACGCTCGCGGTTGCTCCAGAAACGCAGGTACAGGCCAGGGTGTCGCGGGTCGCGGATATCACGCACCGACTTGTCGGCGGCCTGCCGGCGCACTTCGGCCTCGCTCAGCTTCACTTCCCGGGTCGCGCTCATGCGACCACCGTGGCAGGCTGCAGCAGGTAGGCGCGGATGGCTTCGACGGCGTCGATATGGCCCCGGCACACAATGGCCAGGTAGTTCTCATTCGTCAGCAGCTGCAGGAAGGCATCCTGACTGGCCGACACCGGCGCATCGAACGGCGGCTTGGCCTTGAACTCGATGTACAAGCCGAAGTAGCCGCCGCGCGCCATCGGCAGCACTAGGTCGGGAACACCGGCCTTGACGCCCTGCCCTTTCAGCTTGGCGGCCACGGCCTTGATCCTGTGTCCGCCGTTCGGGACGTGGTAAATCAACTTGTAGGCCTGCGGGTAGCGCAGCTGCAGTTCTTTCATCAGCGCGGCCTGCTCCTGCCCTTCCCTGTCGACGGGCTTGGCGCGAGCCGCTTTGGCCTTGAACGGGCGAAGGGCGGGGGCTGTCATGCGACTTCCTTGCGTGCGTAGCGGGCCGACAACGGCCGCTCGGTTTGGCTTGGGGCCTTGGCCGGCGGCTGCCAGCTGGCCGAAAGGGTTTCGAAACGGTTGTATTGGCCTAGGAAGGCTGCGCGGACGGTGCCGGTCTCAATATCGCGGCCCTTGCCGACAATGATCTCGGCGACGCCTTTGAACTCGCTGTTTTCGTGGTAGACCTCGTCGCGGTACACGAAGAGGATCACGTCGGCGTCTTGCTCGATGGCCCCCGACTCGCGGAGGTCTGACTGCACAGGCCGCTTGTTCGGGCGCTCTTCGCACTTGCGTGAGAGTTGGCTCAGCAGCACGACTGGGATGCCCAGCTCGCGGGCCAGCAACTTGCAGCCGCGGCTGATGCTGCTCACCGCTTCGGTGCGGTTGCCGCCCTCGCCGTCCATCAGCTGCAGGTAGTCGATCATCAGGATGTCGAGGCCGTACCGCATCTTGTGGCGACGGGCCAGCGAGCGGATGCGGCCGACCGTGGCGGCGGCGCGGTCTGCGATGAACAGATTGGCGTGTTTCAGCTTGGCCGCTGCAGCGCAGAGCTCGGCGCCATGCGACTCACAGGCTGAGCCGTTCTTGATCAGGTTGAGCGGAATCCGTCCCTCGGCGGCGACGGCACGGTCGATCAGCTGGCTTTTGCTCATCTCCAGGCTGATGACCAGGCCGGACTTCTTCTGCCGCACCACGGCGTCCAGCACGAAGCCCATGGCCAAGGTGGTTTTGCCCATGGCCGGGCGGCCAGCCACGATGATCAGCTGCTCGGGCTGCAGGCCACCCAGCTTCTCGTCAAGATCCGCCAGACCGGTCGACAGGCCGATCAGCGTCTCGCCGCGTGACAGTCGGTCGTGGCGCTCCTGCCACACTTCCAGCTGGTCAGCCATCAAGTCGGCGGCCTTCACCACCTCTTCGCCGTCACTTCCAGCGTCAATGCCCATGGCCGCCGCCTGCACGGCCGCGATCTTGTCCTGGATGTCGCCGCTCCCCTGCACGATCTCCAGGGTTCGGTCGCTCAGCTCGTACAAGGCACGCTCGATGGCCCTCTCCCTGACGATGCCGGCGTAGGTGCCAGCGCTGGCCACGCTCGGGGTGTTAGCCACCAGAGACGCGCAGTGGCCGAGGGCGCGGTCGCCGTTTTCCAGCACGCCGATCTGGTCGGCCACGGTCAGCAGGTCGACGGCTTTGCCAGCAGCGCGCAGCGCCAGGATGCCGCGGAACACCTCGGCGTTCTCGGCGAAGTAGAACGACTCAGGCGACAGATCATCGGACAGGGTGTCGATCAGCTCAGGGCGCTGCAGCATGGCGCCCAGCAGGCCGTGCTCGGCCTCGGCGCTGTAGGGCTCATGCATGGTAATTGCCCTCCACCACCTTCACGAAGTTGGACGGGGCGATCAGCCAGTCGAACGTGGCGCGGAATGGTTTCGAGCCGTTACGGCCTTCGACCCTGCCCATCAGGAAGGCGGAGGTGCTCACCTGGAAGAAGTAATCAGCCCAGAAGCCCAGGTCACGATGCACGTCGCTTTCGCGCCATCGAGCCTGCAGAGCGCGCTTGCGGGTGTCGTTCAGGATGGCGACGCCAGGCAGCTCGGGAAGGGCCTTGTGGAACAGGTCGACAATGGCCTGGTACGGGCACGACTCCATCACCTGTTTCTGCCGACGAGATTTTGCTTGAGCTGGTTGACGCCCGGCGTCGACGACTACTCCGTCAGGAGTAGTATTTGTATTTCTTTCTTTATTGTGTGGCAGGAACGCCACATTGGAAGTGTCGGAAACGCCACACTGTGGCACTTCTTTTGGCTTGTTCGGATGGGTGTTTTTCTTGTCGATCTTCCACTCGCCGACCGGGGAGAAACCGATTGGGCTGCGGCTACCACCTTCACGGTGGATTACGCCCTGGCGAAGCAGCTCGGAGATAGCTCGGGAAACGTCCTCACGGCGGATTCCGGACATCTGGGCGATGTACGATGCCGCGATAGTGGCGCTTTCCAGGTTGTAACCAGCGGTTTGGCGGTGGATTGCCAGGGCGACACGAAGCTCGCGGCCTGACAGCTCAGCCCCGATCAGGGCCTCGTACAGGTCGTTGTCCATTCGGGTGAACCCGCTTTTTGGTTGAATTGTGGTGACAGTGGTCACATGCCACCTCCGCACAACGATGCCCGCAGATGCTCGACGCACTCACGGCGGAGTGCGGCTTTCGAGGCTGCTGCGTACTGGAGGCGAATCATTCGCGCGGCATGGAGTGCGGCGGATTGGTGAAAGGCTTTCTGGTGATCTCGGGGTGGTACCCTGGTGTTGCTAGCGTCCATTGCTGAGTGCATAATGGGCCTCGTAACGTTGTTGAAGAAGCCGCCCTGCCAGGCGGTTTTTTTTCGCCCGCAATTCGGGCGTTATGGGTGTCCGGTGCATCCGTGGTAGCTTTTTGCTTCCACACAACAAGGTCCAAGGAGACCGGACATGTCAGATGATTTAGTGTTGAACCCAGTTGCTGGGTGGGATGTGCGGACTGTTGAGTCCATGCAACTGGTGCTGCTTGAGCTTGGGTTCATTTCAACGCCCTTCCAGCGACCAGAAGAGGCTCAGAAAAGTCCGATCTATGCGCTGACGCTGCAACAGACGAAACAGCTGATCGACGTACTGCAAAGATCGGCGCTGGCGGTAGAGCGTGCTGGGATATCTTCTCCCCCAGGGCCGAAGCACTAACCGAAAACGGGGCGAGCTCAGTGCTCGCCTCTTTGGCTTCCCTACCTATGTCCATCCGCTCTCTCCTACTGGTTAAATTCACAGCTGGTTCAGATCACTACTGGCGCAATGCCAGATCACTCATGATGTTCGTCATCAAGCAGCAAGCGGGTTGTCCAGGAAGTAGTTGGCAAGTCTCTGCACGGTATTCACTCGAGGATTTCTAGTCGTACCTGCTGCCATCTTGGTGATGGTGAAATACGGAACTTCGGAGGCGCGACTGATCTCAGGCCAGTCACCCTTGCGGAGATTCAACTGATTAATCACGAACCCACTCAGGTCTCGACTGACCAGTTCAGCCTGGCTGCTGATTTTCATTTTCGTGCGCCTTATAAGCCATGTGCGGCTAGGCTAGCCCTTTATGGCTTATCTCGTCAAGCCACAAAGGCTTAGCCATTAATGGCAACATTTCCGATAAATTGACGGGAAGAGATAAATGGCTTCGATTGAGCAGATATTGGCCAACAACCTGAAGTACTTGATGGCCACCAGCTCTGACGTAGGCACTCAGCCAAAGCTGGAGGAGCGTTCCGGGGTGGGACAGACCACGATAGGTCGCATTCTCCGCGCTGAAACGCAGGCAAAGATCGGTACGGTTACCGATCTTGCAAAGGTCTTTAGGTTAACGCCTGGTGAGCTTCTGGACTCATCATTGATCAGCCGACTGACCGGAGATGGATCGAACATCGCAGGGGCAGGCGGAACAACCGGTCTGGTCCCACTAATTTCTTGGGTGACCGCAGGGATGCTGTGCGAGGCAATCGATTCGCTACCAGTTGGTGATGCGGAGGAGTGGCTTGAGTCCCCCTTCCCCCATAGCAAGCACACTTTCTGCCTGAAAGTACGCGGCCAGAGCATGTGGCCAGATTACAAGGATGGAGAGATCATCCAGATTGACCCAGAGGTCGCGGCACAGCATAACGACGATGTGATCGTCAGGACTCCTGATGGCAAGACCACTTTCAAAAGGCTCCAGGAGAGCGATGACGGCATGTTTCTTCTTGCCTTGAACCCAGACTTCCCAGACAGAATCATTCGCGTACCCGAGGGCACTGTTATCTGCGGGGTCTGCACTGGCAGCTGGATGGATCGCCGGCGCAGGTAGGCCTACCTTCTTCGATAAACCCGCTACGGCGGGTTTTTTTATGCCTGGAAATCAGCGACTTATCAGAACACCAGAGCAATTAGCCATCTACGGCTTGACAGCCTAGCCGTACACGCATAGATTTGTAGCCACAAACGGCTAGCCACCCAGCGGCAGCCACCGCTCTTTAAAAACCAGCAGACGAGCCACCAGGCGCCGAGTTAAGCCGGCCGTTGAGTCCTGGTGGACAGTACGCACCGCAGCAAGCTTCCTCGCTCGACATGTCGACCCGCAGGTTTGCTGAGCAACACCGATTTCACTGGCTGGCCTTGGCAACAGGGCCAGACGGGAAATCAACCGCCCTGGAGGGCAACGCAATGTTCAACATGGCAACCATGGCGGCTGATGAATGCCGCGAAGACGACCAGGACCGTGCCTGGAACCGCTGGATCGCACAGGCCCGCAAGATCCTCGCTCGCTACATCGTCGCTGACCAAGGCGAAGCTGAAGAATGGCTGCACGACTTGTACTGCGATGGCTGCGAGCCTGCCGAAGCTGTCACCGAAGTGCAGTGCCAATTAGGTCTGCTTGAGGCCTGAGGATTTCACTGGCTGGCCTTGGCAACAGGGCCAGACGGGAAATCAACCCCACGGAGCAACACCCCATGCTTGCAAAACTGTTCGGAAAGAAAGGTCGTGAAGCCCGCGCTGCAATGCAGGTGGTTCAGAACCGCGACCTGATGCAGGCGATCGTCTACGGCGCCTTCTACGTCGCCGCTGCCGACGGCGATATCGGCGAAGACGAGATCAAGAAGACCGAGAAGCTGATCGCCAACACGCCTCAGCTCAAGGGTTTCGGGCCGGAGCTGTCCAACACCATGGACCGCGCCGAGAAAGACTTCCACGACGGCGGCCACCGCATCCTGCGCATGAACGCCGAGAAGGAACTGAAAGACCTGGCGCACTCCCCGGAAGAAGCGGCCATCGTCATCAACGTCATGCTGACCATCGCCGAGGCCTCGGGCGACATCGACGACAAGGAAATGGCCGTCCTTGAGAAGTCGGCGAAGCTCATGGGCCTCAGCCTCAAGGACTATCTGTGATCCGCATCGGATCCTTCGCGATCATGGCCGCCGCCGTCGTGTGGCTGGCCATGCGCGGCATCGACTACGGGACCTGCGCCTGGTACGGCCACCAGACCGAGCGCGACACCCGCTACGCCGCATTCGTTGGCTGCATGGTGAAGACCAGCAGCGGATGGGTGCCACGCAATGAACTGCGCACTCAGCAGTAGCACCGCGTCAGCCTGACGGAAACTGCCCGGTACACCTGGCTCCCCATCGCCAGGCTGCATCGGAGTGTGATCTGAAACTGAATGGCAGGCCGCCCCGAGTAAATGGGGAACAATTACAGGGCCTAGCTGGCCTCGCCTGGACGGTCCCCCAGATCGCACTCCGATGCAGACCATAAGGCGCACGTCCGTGCGCTTTACAGCCCATAAAACTGACCACCATCCACATTAAGTCGACTGCATCGGTCGTGACGTTCGCCCTCCCCTTGGTCCGGGAGGTAGACGGCAGCGAGCGTCACGACCAATGCAGCCAGCCCGTAAGAGCAAATCATGGACACGATCACCATCGGCGCATGGATCGGCCACCTCGGCCGTGGCCTGGCGCCTCGCGAATTGCAATGCCTTCTCGAGGTTGCTCGAGGACTTACCACCAAAGAAATCGCCAAGAGCTTCGGCATCAGCGAGAGCGGCGTAGAAAAACGCCTCGGAGACGCGATGCTGAAGCTCAAGGTTCGCCGTCGAACTGCTCTCGTAGCAGAGGCGGCATACCAGAAGATCATCACTCCGCTCTGCCTCGCCCTGGTCTGTCTTGTGGCAATGCATGCCGCCATCAACGACAGCGACCCAATGCGCCGCGACCGCCGCGCGCCGGAGCGCCGCACAGCCCAAGTTCGAATCGTTCGCAAGGCCGAAGCCTTGGAACTCCATGCCTGACCAACAAGGACCAACCCATGAACGCAGCCATCCGTAACAGCCGTGTGCAATACGAGCAGGTGCAGCAGCAGGCCGAAGCCGCCGCCGCGCAGTTCCGTAGCAACTCTCGCTTTTTCGTCCAGCCGTCCACCGGCAACAGCTGGGCAGTTGTCGGCGCCGATGACAACCGCCTGTACGGCCAGCGCCGCCGCTACTTCGATGCGGTGACCTACGCCGAGAGCCTGGAGCGAGCGGTGAACGCAAAGTCGGTACCGGTGCTGAAGGTCAACCCGCCTGACGATGTTCGCACCCGCTGGGCGGCCTTGTGGGCACTGGTGCTGATCGTCATGGCCGGAGCGTTTTCCTCATGAGCCGCGGGGTAAACAAGGTCATCCTTGTTGGCACCTGCGGCCAGGACCCAGAAGTGCGATACCTGCCCAACGGCAACGCGGTCACGAACCTCAGCCTGGCCACCAGCGAGCAATGGCTCGACAAGCGATCCGGGGAGAAGGTCGAGCGCACCGAGTGGCACCGCGTGTCGCTGTTCGGAAAGGTCGCGGAAATCGCCGGGGAATACCTGCGCAAGGGCTCCCAGTGCTACATCGAGGGCAAGCTGCAGACCCGCGAGTGGGAGAAGGACGGCATCAAGCGCTACACCACGGAAATCGTGGTCGACATCAACGGCACGATGCAGCTGCTCGGCAGCCGTCCGCAGGGTCAGCAACCTGGGCAAGCCCCCGATCGGCAGCCAAGGCAACAGCAGCGCCCGGCGCGCCAGCAGCAGAACCAGCAAGCGGCTCCGCCCGACAACGACAGCTTCGACGACGACATACCATTCGCGCCACTCCACCACCTCGCCGGTGCGTAGCCATGAAGCGCCGGCAGCGTGTTCACCCACCCGCGTATTACCTCGGCCGCGCCTGCCGCGAAAACAGTCAGTCACGAGATGCCCAGCCATACGACTGGCTCACGGTGAACTGCGGCTGGTGGCTTGCCGGCTGGCATGACCGAGACATGGAGCTTTCCGCTTGAAACGCATCACCGCGCGCGTCCGGCACGGCCGGCGCCAGCAGCACATCAATCTGCCGCCCAGCGGCTTGGGAGGTATCGGCCATGGCGAAGACGCCAGCCCAGCGCAAGAAGGAGCAGCGCGAGCGAGACAAGCTGACGGCAGAGCAGCGCGAAGCTCGGCTGCTGTCACGCCGCATTGTCACGGACCTCTATCACAACACGGACAGCGCGCTTAAGCGCTCCATGGCTCGTGCTGGGATTGAGGAAGAGCAGGACCTGATTTCCCGCCTGATACACGGTGCCGACCGCCTCACGGACAAGCAATTCGAAAAGCTGATTCGCATAGCGTGACATACCGCCGTGACAGGCGGAACAACAACCACTTACCCATTGCCACCATGCCGCCAGCCGGCCACGGAGGATCACCCATGCCCATTCGCCACGCAGTGATGCACTTCATCGACAAGAAGCCGGACGGCAGCCCGGCAGCCCTGCACATGGCCAGCGCCAGCCTGCCGGAAAGCGGCGCCATCGAGAACCTGGTGAACGATGTTAACGACGGCTACAACGCCAAGACCGGCAAGGCCTGGGGATTCTTCCACAGCGAATCCGGCGCCTACCCTCTCAGCGGGTGGCTGGCCAAGGTCGTCAGCGGCGACATGCAGTTCATCGACTTCACCCGCGCGGCGGTGGAGCACCTGACGCGCCTCATGGGGGAATCCAACCTGGCAGTCGGCGGGCACGTCCTGTTCGCGCTGTACCAGCAGGGCCTGACCGACTACCTGACCATCGCCATCCTACGCGAAGCCGAGACGATCTCGGTTGCCGATGACCTCAACGTGTCGGTATCGCGCCACCTCGATACCAGCGCCCTGCACTTCGCCGCTCGGATCAACTTGAGCGAGTGGAAGCACAACCCAGCATCGCGCCAGTACATCTCATTCATCAAGAGCAAGAAGGGGCGCAAGGCCTCGGACTACTTCCGGGACTTCATCGGCTGCCAAGAGGGTGTCGACAGTCCGGGCGAGACCCGCACGCTGCTCAAGGCCTTCGCCGACTTCGTGAAGGCTGAAGACCTGGCCGATGACACTGCCAGCGAGAAGAGCCATGACTTGGTGGTCTATGCCCAGGCGCAGGACAAAATCGGCGAACCGATTAGCCTGGACGAGCTGTCCGAGCTGCTGGACGAGGACAGGCCGAAGACCTTCGCCGACTTCCTTCGTGCCGGCGACTACGGAATTTCCGAGAGCTTCGCCGCCGACAAGCGAACCCTCAGCCAGTACCGCCGCTACACGGGCCGGGCCGAGGGTATGTCGATCAGCTTCGAGGCGCACCTGCTCGGCAAGCGCGTCGAGTTCGACCGGGACAGCGCCAGCCTGACCATCAAGAACCTGCCAACGCAGCTTATGAATCAGCTCAAGCGCGCTGCTGAAGCCTGATCAAGGAGGGTCAATGATCAACTACAACTGCGACTACGTTCGCCGCCATTACGACGTGCCGGCCGAGATCGGGCGCCGCGTGGTCGCCAACGGTGAGCCAGGCGTCATCATGGCCGACCGTGGCCACTACATCGGTGTCATCCTGGACAGCGATCCGAAGAAGCGCATCCGCAACTACCACCCGACCTGGGAGATGCAGTACGGCGAGATGGCCGAGAAGCTTCCGCTCAAGGAGTGGGAAGTGCTCACCAACTGCATGTACGACTGGGATGACGTCAAGTACATGCTGGGCGATGCCCGCCATTACGTGCAGCGCATTTGGGCGGCTACCCGCAGCCAGGCCAAGTACCGGGTTTATCAAGACCTTGCCGAGTGCTTCAACGACGACGCCACAGCCATGCTGAGCTTCAAAGTTCGCGCTGCCGCCTGACCTTCCCGCGCTGCCCGCCAGCGCCTTCCCCTCTCAAACGATGAACGCCTCCCTGGCGATGGTAGTGGCTGCATTGATTTGTCAGTCATCAATCTCAGCGCTTGCTGCGGGAGATTCGGGAGGCGCGAGCGCAGGCAGAACGATGCTTTTGAATACTGCCGCCGACCTGTCGGGGATTATGTAAGTGCCGGTCAATATATGCTCAATTACTTCAAGAGCAAGCAACAACTGATCTCTGGAATGATGTTGAGCCTTATGGGCTGCTCGATTACCGAGTACGCGGATCTTGTGAAGAGTTTCAACCCCCTCTTTGGTAACCAAAGATCGGGCGTGAAGATCATCAATCTTTTTTTCTAGATTACAGCCTTTTGCTTTCACATCTGAGCAAATGGACTCGAGCAACGCTCTGATCGCAATCCCGCCAACGATAAAAAGCTCGCTTTCAACAGCTGTTCGGGCCTCTCTATAGATTTGACCAATCCCGGCGGGAAGAGACCAGTGATCTATGATTTTCGAGCCCAAGACTCTGCCCGGATAATAAGTGATACTTTCTTCATAAACCCTCTGATCCGTTTCATAGTCATCATAATAGCTTTCCGAGTCCGACGAAGCAGTTCTGAACGAAACTTCCTCGCACCCCATGCACTGGATCAACTGGTTATCAATTCGCCAATCCACGGAGTTTCCTGATCCGCAATACTCTGAGCCGTTCTCTGCATATGATGCAATCACTGTGTGGTTAGTCTCCACACAGCAATTCTTGCATGGACATTTCAGCTTCTTCTCCCCGGAAGAATCAAGGGTGTACTTCTTAGTGATGTTACCCACAGCGCTGCCCCCTCCCATCTGTTTAAAGGCCATCGTAGCTCAATCCCACAGTAAGCGTGGCGCCTAAGCGTGCGCCAAAGGAGAAAGAATGAGCACTTTCGCAGTGTTCGGCATGACCCGTGATGTAGCGCTGGCCGAGGCCAAGAAGCGCGTCAAAACCAGCAAGCCTGGCAAGCCGGGCGGGCCTTCAATTCAGCTGACGCCTGCGCAGTGGGAGGAAGCAGTCGCCAAGTACGTCGACAAGCTCATGAGCGGCGAGAAGGTGAAGCAGCTCAGCAACATGTTCGACGCCCCCAGTACGCCCAGCAGTTCATCGACCTGGCCAAGCGTTCCGGCGAATGCCGAGATCTGCGCATTCGGGCCCGTTGCGCGATGACTGACGCGAAGGGCAATCCAATCATGAACCCCAAGACCAAGATGCCAAGGATCGGTTGGTCCGACTGGCAGCCTGAATCGAAAGCCGCCTGACACGGAGTTACCCATGCCCACAGAAAACCGATCCAGCAACACAGAGATGGCCGCGAAGCTTAACCCGTGCCCGTTCTGCGGCCAGCAAGACGCCTTCGTTGAGCAGCTCGACAGTGATGCCTCTGTCGTCATTTGCCAAGGGCGAATTGACGAGTATTCAGCCTGCCTTGCCCGTGGGCCCGTCGGGGTCCAGCAGCACGAATGCGAGGACCAGCCTGGCCGTGACCAGGCAGTGAAGGAATGGAACAAGCGCGCCGCCGCACAGAATCACCCCGAGCCACTAGCCTGGATGGTTGGTACTGCCATCTGGTGGACCAAAGAAGAGGCTGAGCGGGATGCGGCAGAGACTGGGCTGCCGATTGTTGGCCTAGGGCCGATGACTGATTCCGCTGAAGTCGAGCGGCTGCGAGAGGCCCTGAGGTTCTACGCGGACCGGGACCACTTCGCGGAGGACATTGGCAGCGACTGGGACAGCGTGAGCGGAGAACCCGCCAATGTCCTGTGGCACGAGAATGAGGCCTGGTTCGTCGAAGACGGCTCTATCGCTCGCGCCACCCTGCAGCGCAGGCCTGAAACAAAGTCGTTTTAACCCGCCACCTCTGGCTTTTGCTCCAGCAGCCAGAGAGCACTTTCGATCTCCGCAATTGCGCCAGGTACCAGCTCGGCATTTACCCATTGCCAGGACGTGTTGCCTATGAGCCCGCCAATGGCCTGGCGGCGCAGTTCACCGATGTCGATGCCCTGTTGCTCCGCTGCTGCAAAGGCCGCCGCCAGCGCGTGCTCCAAATGCATAACCCTTTCTGTGGTCATGGCTGCTCTCCAGTTGGGAGGCTAAGTCTAGTCCGCTCCCCATGACCTGGATGTGAAAAGTGCGCAGGAGCACACTTGTACTCTATCCAGCTGTGAATCCTCTCCCCTCTACTTCGAGGCAACGAGAAGATCGGCAGCTGGAGCACCTTCAGTAGCAATTCGGCGGGCACGGCCGACACCCCACGCCAGCGCTCTAGTCATCGACTCACCTGGGCGAGAATCGAAAGCCTCTTCATGGAGCGCAGATCCGCTCGGGGCGTAAACACCGATGAACATCTGCGTGTTACCCGTTCGCGACAGCCTTACCTGAACATTGATAAAAGTGCCGTCATCGAGAGTTTCGTCATGCTCCCGGTGGTGGAGTGTGGGATCCACCCACTGCCAGTAAACGTCTCCGCGAATACGCATGCCGCCTCCTACGACTCAAGTCTTTTGTGTATGGCAAAGACCACGATAGCGAAGCGGTGCAGCTGCACAACCGGAAAAGGCCGAACTGTGAACTAAATCGGACTATCGGCCAAATAACTTCTACAAATTCAATAATTTGTACAACTTACTGCCGCGATATGGCGGCCAAGGAATCCCCGTGTCCGAAAAAATTGAGTTGGACCTCGATGCGATCGAAGCAGCGGCCAAAGCTGCCACACCGCAGGACTTTGACAGCGCCAAGGTTGCCAGCAGTGAAGACGGCTGGATCGAATGCCAGACCTGCGGCGGCGAAGGCTCGGTGGAGCTGACCGCCGACTATCTGAACTACGACGGCCAAGCGCTTGGCGTCCAGTTCTACGGGATCGGTGAGCCGCACGTTCACGCAGAGGCGCACTACCGCGCCGCCCGGCCTGCCGTGGTGCTGGCCATGGTTGAAGAGATCCGCAGCCTGCGCCAGCAGGTTGAGCAACAGATGAACACCAGCCGCACCATCACGCTGGCGGGGTGCGAATACACGGAAGATGACCTGGTCGGCACTGCGGTCCGGTGCGTCAGCGGAACCAGCAGGCAGAAGACCCCGCGCTGGGTGCTCATGATGGACGCCTTTGTCTGCGGCTCAGGCGTAGCCCAAGCGCTGTGCAGGCGTTACGGGCTGGACCCGGACGAGGTCCTGCGCAAATGACCCGCCGCGCCCTCTACCTCCTGCTGCTGGCCACCGGCGCCAGCGCAACCGAGAACGTAATCGACGTGCAGCACGACAGCCAGCGCGGCGTCACCTGCTACCTGCTCAACGGGGTCGGCATCAGCTGCATCCCCGACAGCCAACTGCAGGCCGGCAACCAGCGCCAGCTCTCCCCGCACGAAACACAACCCGAACCTACACCTGCACTGGCGCCTGAGCGCTGGATTGATGAGAGGTATCAGCTGTGAGCAAAGCTGCCCGGAAAGATGTGCTCGATGAGATGACCAAGGAAGACTTGGTCGAGTGGATCAGGTCTCAGCACTTTTTCATGAAGCCCAAGAAGAGCGATGTGCTGTATCTGCGCTGGAAGCGGCAATCGGCAGACGTTCTGGACGAAATGGAGAAGGAGAACCGCGCGCTTGACCATCTGGACTTCAGCGAGCGGGATCGACTGGCTCGGCAGTTCAACGCGTCAAAAGATCCAAGTGAGCGGCTTCGACTGGTCGAGAAGATCGAGCCTTATGACAAGGCCCTGAGAGACCATCTGAACCGCTCCGAGGCGATCAACCGCAAGCAAAAGCGAGTGGATGCACTCTACGACCAGATCGAGGTCGAGCGGAAAAAGGAGTGCCGATGATGAGCGACCTGATCGAAGTGAGGGTATCCAACCTGGTCGGCGCTCCGCTGGACTGGGCCGTGGCAAGGGCCGAGGGTTTCGAAGCAGATCCTGTGTGCCGAACGACGGTATGGCGCACCCGAACAGACCCCGTCAGCATCAGCATCCGCGGCGCAACCGAAGGTTTCGGCTATCGCCCCTCGTCTCACTGGGACCACGGAGGCTTGCTAATCGACAAGCACAAAGGCACCGCTCAACACATACCCGGCCTTCCCGAAGACACCTGCTATGCAGGCGGCCCCGCCGGCGCTCGGGTTTGGTGCTACGGCCCCACCGCTCTGGTCGCGTTCTGCCGGGGCCTGGTCCACTACAAGCTCGGCGATACCATTCAGGTGCCGAAGGAGCTGATGCCATGAGCGTTTCTGAAGAACAGTTCCAGCGCGCTTGCGAGCTCGCAGATCAGCTGATCACGGAGAAGTCCGAATGGCTGCGCAGGGCCTTGAAGGCTGAGCGTGACCGAACCGTTTACCGAGCCCTGGCCATCGCCGGATGGTTTGGGTTGATCACGACCGCGATCACCTGGAGCATCCAGTCATGATCCAGCCCCTGATGTACATGGCCTACCTGATCTACAGGGGGCCGCGATGACCTGCATCCGCATCGAGCACGGTTTTGTCTGCCGCTCGCCGTTCTACCGCCTGCCTCTGGCCGACGGCACCAGGGTGTTCATGAGCTGGCACAACTACCTCGGGCCCACCTTCTTTCGCGACCGCAATGAGCAACGCGAGATTGAAGACTGGTACGAAAACCCGCTTATCGTCGACGCCCTCGACTGGTTCTGCAAGCGCGGCCACCGCGCCTAACCCATCCCCTACTACTCAAGCCCGCCGACATGCGCGGGCGAGGATGAACCGTGTCCGATATCACAGTGAAGTGCTCCAGGTGCCGCAATCAGCACAAGGAGAGCGAGCGCGTGCTCGCGCCCTGCAAGTGGCTCAAGGGAGCCAGCACGATGGTGTGCCCACGCTGCCGGTGCACAAGCTACTACCGCATCGAGCCTGCGCCAGCAGCCTGACCACCAACCTGCCGCCACCGGCGGCGTGGAGACCATCCATGAACCTGATCGACTGCTACGTCACGAAGATCCTCGGCGAGCCGTACCGCAAGTTCGGCTACTGGTGGGTCGACGTTGAATACGACAGCTGGGGCAGCACCAGCACCACCCGGCTCATGTTTCGCACCGAAGAGGCCGCACGCGCGGCGCAGGTCGGGCACCACTTTTTGGCCTGAGGAGGCTCACATGAACACCTATTTCCTGCTCATGGCCCAGTACGGCGGCCAGGCGATCATCCCGCTCGAGCGCGTGTGCCTCGACTACTTCAGCCACCTGACCCCCGAGAAGATGAAGGGCAAGGTGGCCCGAGGGGAGATCAACCTGCCCCTGGTCTGCATGGAGAGCAGCCAGAAGTCAGCCCGGGGCGTTCACCTGAATGACCTGGCCGCCTATCTCGATACCCAGCACGCAAAGGCCAAGACCGAGCATGACAAGCTCATGGGTCGCGGTCTTCGACGCGTCTCTTGATCCTCCTCTGGGCCTCGATCACGGGGCCCGTTATCACCTTCTCAATCCATGCCCATCCTTTATATGGATCGCCATTCCCCCGCAGGTGCGTATAGCGCCGCATCGAGTTCCAATCCCGGTGACCGGAAACAGAGGCCACCTTCGGGATATCCCACCCCATTTCGAACAAACGGCTGACGCCATCGTGGCGAAGGTCGTGGAAGTGCAGGTCGTCCAGCTCAAGGAAGTTGCACGCCCTGGTGAACGAGGCTGATATCGACCGCGAGTTGTACGGGAACACTTCATCGGCCACGCGAGGCATCGACTGCAGGATGCGCCACGCCTCATCGGGCAGGTGGCACCACACGTCGTTGCCATACTTCTGGCCCGGGTTCTTCATGTCGGTGACCAGGGCCGACCGGTCCTTCTCGTTCAGCGCATCCCAGCGGATTCGAGTGATTTCCTCCTGGCGCCTGGTCGAGAACAGCGCGAACAGCACAACCCGCAGCATGTCAATCTCCTGCTTGCGGCGCTCTCGCATCTCATCGAAGTACTTCAGGAGCTTCTCCAGCTCGTCCAGGGTCGGCCGCCGGTTGCGCTCCCGGCTTTTGCTGACAGCACCCATCTTGCGCAGCACCTTCCGGGCGTCCGGCATGGCGTGCGGGTCGACCTCATAGCCCCAGGCCGGCCTGGCCACGGAAAGCACAGCGCCGAGGTGGGCCAGGTCGTTGCCCACGGTCTGGGCCTGGATTCCGTCCTTCTCCATCCGCCACATGGCGTACTCGACCAGCTTCTGGCTCGTCAGGTCTGTGTCGGTGACGTCACCCAGCCAAGTCTCCTTGATGGCCAGTAGCGTGGCGCGCTTGGTCTTGCCCAGCGGACGCAGCTTCTCGTACTGATCGAGGTACTTTTCGACCATGTGCTTGACCGTGACGCCGATTCGGTTCGCCTTAACGATGGCGCCCGGCTCGTGCAGCTCGGCCTCGCGCTTTCGGATCCAGGCCTGGGCCGTAGTCTTCCGATCGAAGGTCTGGCTTTCCTGATAGACTTTCACGCCCTTGCGCATGATCCTGATCTGGGCGTCGTAGGTGGTAGACCCGTCTTTCCTTTTGCGGGTAGTGATGGTGCCCAT